CGGGGCGCCATGGTGGAATGGGCCTGGTGCCAGCGGACCGGGAAAGAGTGCGCCCTGTATCTGGATATAGCTGGAGGTGGCAAAGGTTGAGCAAGGCGCAGATCAGCATGTGGGAGGAAAAGATCGTGGACAGTTTCGCCGGCGGCGGCGGAGCCTCCACGGGCATTGAGCTGGCCACGGGCCGGGTGGTGGACATAGCGATCAACCATGATCCTGACGCAATTTTAATGCACAAGACCAACCACCCGCACACCGTCCACTATCAGGCCAGCGTGTGGGATGTGGACCCGCTCGAAGTCACAGGAGGCAGCCCGGTGGGTTTACTGTGGGCCTCCCCTGACTGCAAGCATTTTTCCAAGGCCAAGGGCGGGAAGCCCGTGGACAAAAATATCCGGGGGCTGGCCTGGATTGTCCTGCGGTGGGCCGGGACGGTCCGGCCCCGCGTAGTCATTCTGGAGAATGTGGAGGAGTTCCAGACCTGGGGGCCGGTCCGCCGTGGGCACCCGGTAAAAGCAAAGGCCGGGCGAACATTCCGGCGCTTTATTGACCAGCTGGAGGGCCTGGGCTATGCGGTGGAATGGCGGGAGCTGGTGGCGGCTGACTACGGGGCGCCAACAACCAGAAAGCGGTTTTTCCTAATTGCCCGCTGTGACGGGCAGCCCATTGTGTGGCCGGAGCCTACACACGCGCCGGCGGACAGCCCGGAGGTGCTGACCGGGAAGAAACTGCCCTGGCGGAGCGCGGCGGAAATCATAGACTGGAGCCTGCCCTGTCCCTCCATTTTTGAAACGCGGGAGGAAATCCGGGAGAAATACAGCATTTCCGCCCAGCGGCCACTCCGGCCCAACACCATGCGCCGGGTGGCCAGGGGCGTGGACAAGTTCGTGGTCAAGTCTGCAAACCCGTTTTTGGTGGTGGTCAACCACGCCGGAGAGTTCCGAGGCCAGGAGATTGGGGACCCGCTCCAGACCATTACAGCAAAACATGGGTATGGGGTGGCAAGCCCGGCCATGGTGCCCTGGACGGTGACCAACACCACCAACTCCACGGGCCACCCAGTCAATGAGCCAATAGACACGGCGCGGACCGGCGGCGGAGGCGGGCAAATGTTTTTGGGGGCCTCCCTGATCCAGTACCACACGGAACAGTCCGAGCATGTGAGAGGCCAGGAGATCACCGGGCCGATTATGACCATTGACGCCGCCAACCGCTACGGCCTGACGGCGGCCAGCCTGGTCAAATACTACGGGAACGACCAGCACGGCCAGAACATCCAGGACCCGCTCCACACGGTCACAGCAAAAGACCGGGAGGGGCTGACAACCGTCCACCTGGTCAAAATGAAAGGCACCAACCTGGGCGGACCGGCCACGGAGCCGGTGCAGACTATCACCGACGGCGGAGGCCATCATGGTGTGGTCACCACGAAAATCACCAGAGCGGAGCCGGGGGCGGATCTCCGACACTGGCCGGAGATCCGGGAGCTGCTGAATACATATTGCGGCTATGACCTGGGGCCGGAGGATGTGATCCTGTTCCAGATCAGCGGCGCCTGGTATTTCATGGCGGACATTGGCCTGCGTATGCTGACACCGCGGGAGCTGTACCGGGCAAACGGTTTCCCGGACGATTACAAGATCGAGCGGGACTACACCGGACAGACCTACGGGAAAAGCAAGCAGGTGGCCCGGTGCGGAAATGCGGTGCCTCCTCCCTTTGCCACGGCCCTGGTGCGGGCCAACCTGCCGGAGTGGTGCGCGGGGGTGGAGATCAACACCATGGAGGAACTGGAAAGGGCGGTGGCGGTGTGAAAATACCGGACGATGTGTTTATGACCCGTTGCCGCTACTGCGGGCATGGGCAGACGGGAGCAGAAAATAAAGAAATCCCGGATGATAAACTGTTTATTCACTTTTGGGCGAAGCAATCGCCGTGCGGGATCATCGGGATTGCACAATGCGATAAGGTCCAAGGCGAGTGTCTGGACTTCAAGCCTAACCCCATGTTTGGAATTTGCGAATACTGCACTTTCACAAACAGCTTTCATCCCGGATTTTGTACGGCGCCCGGCGGGCCGGTGAACAAGCGGCGGGTATTCCTGGGATGGAGCGGGATAGGAGATTATTACTCCGGCCACGCGCTTTTCACCTGTGACCGCTATCGAGTGAGTGAACGGTGGAAAGACCTAATCCTAAAAACCACCGTAGCGGGACGCGCACCGGCAAATTTTGACCCAGGAACATGGGAAGCCCTGAAACACATTGACGGGACAGCTACGGCAAAACGGTGGGCGGACCTGCAAGCCAAACGAAAGGCAGAACTGGAGGCAGAGGCAGAAAAAGAGGCGAGAAAAAGGGCGGAGCTGGAGCAGAAGCAAATTTCCATGTTTGATGATGACTGAAAACGGGGTGAAGCCATGCAGAGCAAAAAGAACATGCGCCGGATCAGCGTCCTGGTGACCGCACAGACGGCCTATAACCTGGATAAGCTGGCGGCCATGTGCTGCTACCGGGAGCGGGGCCATGTGATCGACAAGCTGGTGAGAGAAAAAATGCTGCAACTGAACGGAGGAAAGCGACATGAACAAGACGAAAATTGACTGGGCCACCATGAGCTGGAACCCTGTAACCGGGTGCCGCCATGGGTGCCCATACTGCTACGCAAGACGGACCGCCCACCGCTTTGACGCCGGGTGTGTGGATCCTGACCCGCTGGCTGACGGCCTCCATGTGCTGGAGGAGAAGATCAAGGCCACGCCATACCCATACGGATTTGAACCCACCATGCACAGATACCGCCTGAACCAGCCGGAACGCCAAGCGGAGCCGCAGACGGTTTTTGTGTGCAGCATGGCGGATCTGTTCGGGCGCTGGGTGCCAACCTCCTGGATCGCGGAGGTCCTGGACGCCTGCCGCCGCGCTCCGCAGCACCGCTATTTGTTCCTGACGAAAAACCCGGCCAGATACCTGCAACTGGACTACATGGGCTTACTCCCGCATGAAAATAATTTCTGGTATGGGTCCACGGTGGCCAATGAGGACGCAGCGGCCATGTACACCATGCAGGGCGTGGCAATCAACAGCTTTTGGTCTATGGAGCCGCTGCTGGGGCCGGTGGACATGAGCGCGGCGGAGGGCCTGCCCCAGTGGGTGATCCTGGGGGCCGAAACCGGGAACCGGGCGGACAAGGTGGCACCGCGGCGGGAGTGGGTGGACCAGATCACACAATTCTGCGCGGAGAACGAAATCCCGGTTTTCTACAAGGACAACCTGCGGGCGCATTTCCCGGATCTCCCGCCCTCCGCCTCCCCGTGGGATGACCGGGAGGACGCAACAGCGGAATGGGCCGCCCATTACATGGGGCGCTTTGAAAGGCAGGTATGACCCGTGGAAAAAATCGAAATTGGCTACACCGTGGAGAAAGAGCGGTGGCTGGAGGCGTCGGAAAATTTGCACGAGTTTGGCCAGATCATGGCGCGGAACCTGCGGAACATGAACAGAGACGGGTGCGGACAGGAGGCCGCGGACGATCTCATGGCGGACATTATGCTGGCCTGTGCGGCCATCGGATATGTGGCGGAGCTTGCCGTGGATAAATGCCGGTTTATTCCTATGCCGGGAGGTGGCCAGAAGTGACCGAGCAGAAAAGGCCGCAACAATGTGAGGGCTGCGCGCTGGCAGAGCATGACGCATATATTTGTGCCCGCTGGCGCCTGTCCTATGCGGTGAATGAGCTGAAAAAGGCCATTCCTCTGGTGCGGAGGACGGCGGTGGAAAATATGAAATGCCCATACCACTACCCCGCCAGCCTTTTGGGAACCGGGGTGGTGATAATGGACGAAATAGGGCCATGGCCGCCAAAAGGAAAGGGGCGTTGACTGTGCGGGCGGTGCTTTTGAGCATAAAACCGGAATGGTGGGAGAAGATCCTGGCTGGGGAGAAAGACCTGGAAATCAGAAAGACGGTCCCGCGGGGCGGAGCCGGAGAGCCGGAACCGTGGCCGCTGCTGGTCCTGGCGTATGTAAGCGGGACCGGGGCCGTGCTGGGGCAATTTCTCTGCATGGGGTGGGTGAAGAGCAACTGCTGGCGGTATCTGTCCTCCCGCTCCTGCGTACCGGAGGAGGATCTGAAAAAATACGCCGGCGGAAAATCGCTGTATGGCTGGATTGTGGGAGAGGCGGAGGCATACGACACCCCTAGCCCGCTGGCAGAGTTCGGGCTGAACCGTCCGCCTATGTCGTGGCAATATGTGGAGATCCCGGACCCGGAGGACGAATAAATGGCCATCAACCTTTCAGACCTGCCGCCAAAATATCAGCAGCAGGCCGTGGAAAAGTACATGAAGCAGCAGAAGCGGCGGGGGGCCGGCGACACCGTCGGCCAGAAGGACACGCAGACCACCGTTGAGCTCGACGGCAAGTTCACGCTCAACTACAGCGCGTCCGCCGGCATGAACCCCTACAAGACGCAAAATTCCGATAACCTCGCCGTCTGCGGCCTCGTGTATGAGACGCTCACGGAGCTCACCACCGCCTTTGAGGCCGAGCCCGGGCTGTTCACCAAGTGGAGCAGCGACGACGGCGAGACCTGGACCTTCACCGTCAATACCGACCGCACCTTCCACGACGGCCACCAGCTCAATGCGCAGGACGCGGCCTATACCATCCAGACTGCCGCGGCATCGGCCCTGTATGCCGGCCGCCTGAGCGCCGTCAAGGACGTCAAGGACAACGACGACGGCACCGTCCCGGTCACGCCCGCGCGCGCCGAGACGCCGCGTC